TGACCACGCTTGAAAAGGTGGGCCAGGACGCACCGGCACCGGCCCCGCAAGCCGCACCTGCCGCGCCTGCCGACATTCCTACGCCAGACACAGGAGCCCCAGCCAATGGAAATTGAACGCCGCGACTTTGCCTTTGAGGAAGAGAACGAGCTGATCGTCGAGAGCCGGGCCGATGGCCGGGCCGCGATCATCGGCTACGCCGCCGTCTACAACCGGCTTTCCCTCGACCTCGGTGGGTTCCGCGAGGAGATCCTGCCGGGCGCGTTCGACAAGATTCTGAACCGCCAGCGGGGCAAGGGCGACGTGGTTGCCCTGTTCAACCACGACAGCAACATCGTCTTGGGCCGCACGTCGAGCGGAACGCTTGAACTCTCCAGCGACACGAAGGGGCTGCGCTATGTGGTCACGCCGCCCGTGAGTCGGGCCGACGTGCTCGAGCTGATCCAGCGGCGCGACGTGCAGGGCAGCTCGTTCGCCTTCACGGTGGACCCGAAACAAGAGTCGTTCCGCACTGGCGAGGACGGTAAGGCAATTCGTCAAATCCGTGAGGTCTCTGGCGTTTACGATGTCGGCCCGGTGCTGGTGCCAGCGTACCCAAGCACGTCGGCTTCGGTTGCCCTGCGTTCCTATGAAGCCTGGCTGGCATCGCAGGAAACGCCTGCCGCCCATGAGGTGGTTGCGGAGATCGCGAAGCGTTCGCTGGTCCGTGATGCCGCTATGGCGTGGACTCTGAGGCTCCGCAATGTCTGAAGCGCGCTGCACCTGCGGCGAGAAACTCCGTTGCCGTTCAAGCCGTCCCTGCGGTGACGAGCGGCAGCGGTATCTGCGCTGCCCACGGTGCGGCGCTCGGGCAGTGGCGTTTGTGAAAACAACACTTTCCGAAGTGCGCTTCTGCAAGAGGGCTGCCCGCTAGTGGCACTGTGGACTCCACGGCAATACCGCCGCCAGGAGATTCACCACAGTGGACAACCTCAAGAAGCTTCAGGACGAGGCGGTTACCCTCGCCAACCGGATCGACGCAGTTCGCGCCATCGAAGGCGACGACGACAAGATTGCCGAGCGCGACCTCGAACTGGAAACGCTGAACAAGCGGGCCGGTGACCTCGCCAAGAAGATCGACTTCGAGAAGTCGGTCGTTGAGTCGGCCAAGAACCTGCGTAGCGTGGTTGAGCGTTGCTCGCCCGCCCCCGAGGCGACTGAAGAGCGGAGCGAGAAGGTCCGCATTGAGGCCGTCCCGTTCTCGGGCCGCCTGCGTGCGTTTGAGAACGCCAAGGATGCCTACTCGGTCGGCATGTGGTTCAAGGCGAAGGCTGGCGACGCCGACGCGAAGCGGTGGTGCCAGGATCACGGCGTCGAGTCCCGTGCTCTTGGCGGTGCGTCTGGTTCTGGTTCTTACACCGTGCCCGACGTGCTCTCCTCGACGGTCATCCGGCTCGTCGATCAGTACTCGGCCTTCGCTCAGAACGCCACCAGCGTGGCCATGCCGAGCGACGTGCTCCAGTTCCCGCGTCGGACGGGCGGCACGACGGCCTACTGGATCGACGAGAACACCGCGATCACTGCCAGCGACCCGACCATGAATCAGGTCTCGCTGACGGCGAAGAAGGTGACTGGCGCAGTTGTGGTTTCGAGCGAGTTGCTCCAGGACTCCATCGTGTCGATCGCCGACTTCATCGCCACGGAGCTGGGCCTGTCGCTCGCCAACGCCGTCGAGGCGGCTGCGTGGAGCGGTAACCCGAGCAACGCCCCTGCCGTGGCCGGTCTTGTCACCAGCTACACGGGCGGCCTCCTGGCCTCGTCTGGTGCCACCTACGCCGCGTCGCTCGTGACGGCTGCCGGTGACACACCCGACGAGGTGACCAAGGCCAACCTGCTCGCGATGATGGCGGCCGTGCCGCAGCACTCGCGTCAGGGTGCCAAGTGGTTCTGCTCGCCGTTCTTCTTCGCGACCTGCATGCAGGCTCTTGACCTGAACCAGGGCGGTTCGGTCGGCCTGTCGCAGGGCATGGGCCTGACGTTCCTCGGCAGCCCGGTGGTTCTCACCGACCGGCTCCCGAGCGGAACGGACTCGACGGGTGTGGTCATGGCGCTGTATGGCAACATGGCCAACAGCTCCTACTACGGCGTGCGGAAGAGCATCGAGATCGCCTCCAGCGATCAGGTGAACTTCCTCAGCGACCAGACCGTGATTCGCGCCGTCGCCCGCGTGGCAATCAGCCACCCGAACCTCGGCAGCTCGACGGTCGCTGGCCCGATGATCGGCCTCGTCGGTCTGTGAGCCTGACGGCTTGACGCGGTGTGCAAACTGGGCGGGCCGCTCCACTACGGGGCGGCCCGCTCTCTTTTTGAGGTAGCACATGATCGTCCGCGTGGGTGGTACCGAGGCAGACGTTCGGGTGGAGGCCATCCTGTCGATGCCCAGGCTGTCTTTCACGGCCAACCACTTCGCGTGGGCTCAGGCACTCATGCCGTTGGGTATCCGCCCCACGATGGGCACTGGTGCGTTCTGGAGCCAAGTGAACACCCGCGTGATGGAGCAGTTCATCGATAAGGCGGAATATCTGCTCACCATCGACTACGACACATTCTTCACGAAGGAAGACGTGGAGCACCTCTTCGCAATGGCGATGACGTTCCAGTGCGACGCGCTGACCGGATTGCAGACGAAGCGGGAAGACGGCAGGCCGATGCTCACGCTGAAGGACACGCTCGACAACCCGCCCGAGGACGGGAAGACGATCCTGCCGATGTCGTGGTTCTCCGAGCCTGTGCAGGAGGTGGACACGGCTCACTTCGGGCTCACGGTGATTTCCACGGCCGCCCTGAAGCGGTGCAAGAAGCCTTGGTTCTGGTCGAAGCCAGGCCCCGATGGATCGTGGAACGACGGCCGCACCGATGACGACATCTGGTTTTGGCGCAACTGGCGCGAGAGCGGGAACCGCGTCTTTGTCTCGCCCCGCGTGGTCTTGGGTCACGGCGAGTATGTCGTGACCTGGCCGGGGCAGAACCTCGGCAAGCCCGTGTTTCAGTGGACCACTGATTTCACGACCAACGGAAAGAAGCCAGAAACTGCATGGAGCGTGCCCCAATGAAGAAACTAAGGATGCTGCGTTCGTTCCGAAGCTACCGCGCCGGGCAGGTTGTGGAGATCCCCGGCGGGCTTGCCCAGGAGTTGATCTCCAAGCGGTTCGCGGTGGAGGACCGGCAACAGGAACTGATTGAGACGGCCGCCGTCGAGCACGACGTGGAGACGGCCGACGCCACGCCCAAGCGGAGAAAGCGAAAGTGATGTACCGCAGCCTGACACGCCAGACCGGCCCAGCCGTCGAGCCCGTGACGCTCTCCGAGGCGAAGGCCCACCTGCGGGTAGACGGAAACGACTCCGACGCTGAGATCGCCGCTATGATCTCGGCAGCGCGGGAGTGGTGCGAGCAGTACCTCGACCGCACGCTGGTGCATACGCAGTGGGTCATGCGGTTCGACCGCTTCCCCGTGGACGGCAAAGAAGACATCGAACTGCCACGGCCGCCGATGGTGACCAGCGGCGTGAACACGGCCGTGTCGCTCACCTACACGCTCGAAGGCGGTAGCACGGCGGCCTACGGCACCAGCAGCTACCGGGTGGACCGATTCGCCACGCCGGGAGCGGTGAAGACGAACTACGCTGGGACATGGCCCCCGCATCTGCAAGATGACAACAGCGTGGCCGTGACGTGGTGGGCGGGCTACGGTGCCAGCGGCCAGGACGTTCCCGCCGCGATCCGGCACGCGATTCTGATGCTTGTGGGCTTCTGGTACGAGAACCGATCCACGGTGCTCGTCGGATCAATCTCCAAGCAACTTGAGTTCGCGGTGGAGTCGCTGCTCTCGTCACAGAAGTGGGGCTCGTACCGATGATCGACGCCGGGAAACTCCGCGACCGCATCACCGTCCAGATTGCCAGCGGCACGACAAATGCCCTTGGCGAGACGGTGCTGGCGTGGAGTGATTCCACAAGCGTCTGGGCGAGTGTGGACGGCGTGAGCGCCCGCGAGGCTCTGACGGCAGGGCAGCAAGACGTGAGCGTAACCCACAAAGTGCGGCTGCGGTTCCTGCCGGGGCTCACGCAGCAGATGCGGTTTGCATGGCGTGGTCGCACGCTGGAGATCGTGAGCCTGCTCGAGCACGGCAACCGCACTGAGCACGAGGCGATTTGTCAGGAGAACGCTGGCTAATGTCCGTCGCTGGCATCAAGATCGACTTCGACGGCGCCCAGCTGGAGAACCTCCGCAAGTCGCTGCGTGATCTTTTCGGCCCCAAGGAACTCGCCCCGATCCTCGGCGAGGTGCTGGAGAAGGCCATAAATCCTGCGTACATGCGGCTGCGGGAGGTCACGCCTGTCGGCCCCACCGGCAACCTGAAGCGGGCCGCAAACCAGAAAGTGAAGATTTACAAGAAATCCGGCAACGCGGTCGGCCTCATCGGGTTCAACCAATCCGGTCAGGGCAAAGCACTTGAGATGACCGAGGGCGGCGTGAAGATCGGCCCCGACCGAGCATTTCACCAGTGGTGGATTGAGAACGGCACCAAGCGGCGCGAAGTCACCAAGGTGGCCAACAAGCCATACACCCGCCGCAGCAAGCTCGGCAATGTGCATCATGTCAGCGGGCAGAACTCAGTGATCGCATCGAGCCAGTCGAGGTATGGCAAGTTTCAGATCAAGCCAGACCAGAAGGGCGGATTCACCACCGATCCGCAATACCCGAAGGCGTTCTTCAAGAAGGCGAAGAAGGGCGAGACGCTCATCATCGACCCTACGCCGAAGGGCGGCATCGACGGCCAACCACCAGTGGCCACGGCTTGGCGGGAGTCGCAAGGCAAGGTCGCCTTCATCCTCCAGCAAGAACTACGCATATCGCTGGAACAGGCACTCTCGACGCTGGTGTTTCGCACGAACGGCACCGTGAGCAACAACACATAACTGCAAGCAGGTCGGATCGGCTGTCACGCTAGGGGCATGTCGCTGAAATCCCCCGAGGCTGTTGCCCGCTCTGCCCTGGTGGCCGATACCGCTGTGGCGGCCTTGCTTGGCAGCCGCGTCTTCCCGGTGCTAGCCCCGGCGTCGGCGGCCCTGCCGTTTGCCACCTATCGCCGCTCGGGCGTGCTGCGGGAGCACACTCTCTCTGGCCCGATGGGCATGCCCACCGTGAACATGGCGCTTGACCTCTACGCCGAAACGTATGAGGCCGTGCGGGACTTGGCAGACAAATGCCGAAAGGTTCTGGATGGGTACGGGGCGACCTTGAACAATGTGGAAGTGAAGCACGTCAGCCTCCAGAACGAGGCTGACGGTTTTGTGCAGTTGGCGGGTGGCGAGCTTCCGCCGGTTTATTCGGTATCACAAACCTACGCAATCCTCTGGCAGGAGATTTGAAGCTATGGCGATTACGCCACATGACGGCACCGGAACAGTGTTCACTTTCGGTGGCACGGCCTACACCGTCACGAACATCGTCTACAATCTTAAAGATCCGGCGACCGACCAGACGATCGACGTTTCGCACCTCGGCATGACCGCTGGCAACGCCATCCTGACCCAGAACAAGCCGCTCCAAGGCTCGGCCACCGACACGGGCCGCGAGGTTGTGATTGAGTACCTCGGCACGAACGTCATCGCTGACGCTTCGTCCGCTGCTCTCGTCATCACCGTGGGCGGCTCGGCGTTCCTGTCGAAAAACGCAACCGTCGCATCGTCGAGCGTCACGCTCGCCACGAACGACGTTGTGAAGGGCATGGCCACCTTCAAGGTTGCCCGATAAGCCCTGACGGAGGCCCGTCATGGCTACAGAGTGCGCGGGCGTTACGGCTTCGTGGAACTCCACGAACTTCGGTGAGGTCGTGGAGATCAAGGTAAACGCGGGCGGCAGCATGCCGCTCGCGCGTGCGAGCACCTGGGTATTTGACGCAGGCACTATAGATATTTCGTGCCTGAGCACTGCCAACGTCTCGCTAGCTCAGTACGGCAAGAAGTCCACGCTCGCCATCGCTGGTGGCGGGTTGACATTCTCCACCAAGGCCGTCTGCGAGCGGGTGCAACTCTCGGGCCGAGTCAACGACATCGCGCGGTATGCGGTGACGTTCAAGATCACGCCTGAATGAGGAATGAAATGGCACTGACCGCAGATCAGATTCTTGCCGCAGACGACGCCGCCCTTCTTGAAGTGAAGGTCAAGGAGTGGGGCGGCAGCGTGTTCATCCGCGTGATGAGCGTGGCCGAGCGTGACGCCTACGAGCGGATGTGGATTGGCAAGCGCGATACCGGCATCGACAACTTCCGCACGGAGTATCTCCAGCGGGTGCTCTGCGACGAGAAGGGTGGCCTGCTGTTCACACGGGAACAGATGGAAAAGCTCGGCCAGAAGAGCTCGGCCGTCATGTCGCGGCTGTTCGAGAAGGCCACGAAGCACAACGCCATGAGCGAAGCGGACGTGGAGGAGTTGGCAAAAAACTGAACATCCGCCCGCTGAGACGGTTTCTGTTTCGGCTGGCGGGGCACCTGGGCATGACGGTCGGCGAGTTGTCTATGCGGATGGACAGCCGAGAACTCACGGAGTGGATCGCATACACGCGCTATTACGAAGCCATCCCCGACTCGTGGGCGGAAACGGGCCTCATCGCCTCGGCGGTCTTGGCCCCATACGCACAGAAGGGCAAGGCTCCGCAGGCCAGTGACTTCAATCCGATTGAGAAGCCTCCGCAACACCCGGACCAGATGAAGCAGGAATTGCAGAAGCTCCTCGGAGCACTCGGGTAACAATCATGGCAACAATCCTCGGCCTAGCGATGAAGGTGACAGCGGACGCCTCGAGCGTCCCAAAGTCGCTCACGCAGGCCGAGCGTGCGCTTCAGAGTCTGAGCTCGCAGGTTGAGAAGTCCACGGCCGTCTTCGCTCCATTCACGGAGCGGTCGGCCGCTGCGGCAGCCGAGCAGGAGCGGTTTGCGGAGCGGTTTGCCAGGCTCGCAGATCAGTTGCAGGCCAAGGCGATTGGCCCACAGGAATATGCCGCTGCGTTTGGGCAGTTGACCGAGGAAGCGAAGCAGGCTGCCGCAGAGTTTGAACGTGCCATTGAACTCACGCGGCGGTACACGACCGCCGAGGAAGACCGTGCGGCCCAACTGCGGGAGATCGCCGACCTCGTTGAGAGAGGAGCCATCACCGAGCAAACGGCGGCGCGTGCGCGAGCCGACATCAGCGGGGAGAACGCCCGTGCTGCGGAAGCCGAAAAGACACGGCTTGCCGAATTGAATCGGCTGCAGAGCGAAGCATCCGCGATCACAGAAAAGTACCGCACCGATGCAGAGCGACGCGCTGCCATTATTGAAAAACTCGACGCCGCCCTCGCCACGCATAGGATCACCGAAGAAACACACAAGCGGGCCATCGAAGAAGTTACGGGCGTGACGAAAGCCGCCGCCGACGCCGAGCGGGAGCGGCAGGCTCTCTTTGAGGAAGGCGCACGTATCCAGCGGCAGTACGGCGACCAGACAAAGGTTGTCGCTGACGAGATCGCTAGGGCAGTGGATCTCCAGCAACGCGGTGCCATTGACCAGCAAGCACTGAACGCATTTGCCCTTGAGCGACTTGGCCTCGACAAGCAGGCCGCCGCATCGGCCAAGGCTCGTTCCGATGCCGTCTCCGCTGCCGAAAAGCAGCAGGCCGAAGCGTTTGCCGAAGCCCGCAGGCTGGAAGAGCAGGCCGCAGCGCAGGCCGTCCGCGAGCGGGCTGCCTTGGAATCGCAGGCCGAAGCCATTCGCCAGCGGAACCTGAACGCACAGGAGCGATTCGACAAGGAGGTGCGTGCTGCTGCCGCACTGGAGCAGGCCGGGCTGCTAACGAAGCAGGAGTTCAACCGCGAACTAAACAGGCAGGCCGACCTGTTCGCGAAGGCCACCATCGCCGCCAACAAGTCTGGCCAAGCAGTGCAGCAGGCAGGCGACGCTGGCGTGCTCAAGTTCAACGAACTCAGTGGCATCCTTGCGGCCCTGCCCGGCCCGATTGGCAATGTCGCCGGTCGCCTTTCTGGCCTTGCGTCCGCAGGTGAAGGGCTCGGCCGTGTGTTTGCCGGTGGCCTCCAGACCGGCATCGCCAACATCGGCGCGAGCGTGGCCGGTCTCATCAATCCATTCACCGCAGGGGCGGCTGCGTTTGCGGCGCTTGGTGCCGGGGCCGTGGCGGCTGGCCGCAATCTGATTCAGCTTGAAGGCGAGGTAGAGCGGCTCGGCCAGTTGGCGGATCGCGTCGGCGTGTCGTTCTCGTTCATCCAAGTGCTCGAGGCGGCGGCCCTGCAAACAGGCACCAGCGTCGAGCAGTTGGGCGGCGGCTTCACGAAGTTCCTGAAGGCGGTGAACGAGGCCCGTGACGGCACGAAGTCGGCCGTCGAGGCTTTCAAGGCGTTGCGGATCAGCACCGAAGACGTGCGCGACGGTAACCCAGAGACGCTCTTCCAGCAGGCGGCGCAGGCATTGGCGCAAATGCCAGATCCTGCCCAGCGGACGGCCACGGCGATGGCACTCTTTGGCAAGAGCGGTGCCGAACTGCTGCCGGTCATCAAGCAGCTCGGGACGGCGGCGGCCGACTTGGAGCGGCTCGGCGGGGCGCTCACCGATCAACAGCGTGCCGACATCGACGCCTTCGGTGGTGCGATGGATCGCGTGGGCGTCGCGTCGCAGGGACTCTACCGCCAGATCACCGCCAACTTCGCCGGAATCGGCACGGCCATTGCCAACTCGACCGCCGAATCACTTGGCGGCATCAACAGGCTGATTCGCGCCCTGGACGACACGGCGAGCGACCGGACCTTCCTCGGGTTCCAAAAGACGCAGGCCCGCCTTCAGGCTGACGCTGAACTTCTCAAGCGGCGGAATGAAGCCATCCAAGAATCGCAGCGGCTGGCATCAAACCAAGCATTTGCAGATTTTTTGGCGTCGCTCAACCAGTCCATCGACGGCGCGATCAACCTGTCTGGCGAGATCGGCAAGGCCCAAGAACAGGCTGCGGCGTTTGGGAGCGAAGGCTCAAAGGCCGTGGAAGCCTTGGTGAAGTCGCTTGAGGATGTGGCCGCCGCCGCGGAGGACGCTGGCCTCTCACAAGAGCAGTTGGCAGCCGCCCAGAAGAACGCCTTCGCGGATTTCAGTAAGCGGATTGAGGCGATCAAGGAGGAGGCCGACGTTCGCCGCCAGGCCGCCGAGGATTCCCGCCGCGCCACAGAGCAGGAAAACGCCGCCGCCGCCAAGGCCGTTGAGACGGTGCGGGCGCAGTTGAACGTCGCCATTGAAGACTCGGCCCGCTTCGGCCAGGCTGGCTTCGACGCAGCCATCAAGTATCAGAAGGCCATTGAGCAACTGGAGCAGCAGTTCGGCAAGCGGATCATCAATGAAGCCACGCTTCGCCAGAACGCCGCCGCCGCCAACGCTGAATACCAGAAGCAGGTCGAGGCGTTTACGAAGATTGAGGAATTGCAGCGGGGTATCGCTGCCGCCGACAAGCAGCGGATCGACCAGATCGTGGCGGCTCAGGGGGAGGCGGGGCAGCGCGAAACGGATCTGGAGTTCGTGCTGCGGCAGCAGAAGCAGTTGGTTGATGAGATCAACGCCGCCCGCAAGGACGGGGCCGTTATCGCAGCCGATGCTGCTGCGGCCAGGCTCGCGCAACTAGATCAGATTGAAGCCAAGCTTAAGGAGCAAGAGCTCGCTGCCTCAAAAGGTTTCAGAGAAAGCTTTGATAAGACGTTTGAGGAAACTGACCGCAAAACAAGGGAGGCGGTCGAGCAGGCCCGCCAGGAGTTTGGACGCGCCACTGCCGTGTTCGCCGCCACGGGGATTGGCGATGCGATAGAGCGCGCCCAGCAACAAGCCCGCGCCGGAACTTTGACCGCTGAGCAGTATCAGCAGGAAGTCGCTAAGCAAAGAGAGATTTTCAATGAGCGACTGGCCGGAGCTCAGCGCGTTGAGGATTTTCTGACCAGCAAACTGGACGAGCGGCAGAAAGCCGAACTTGAAGCCGCCAAGCAATTGGAGGAGCGAAAGAAGCAAGCGGCCATAAACGTCCAGGCCATAGAGGCGAAGCTAGAAGAAGAGAGGCGCAAGAACGAAGCCGACAGGGCTCAGCGCCGTTTTGGTGAGGCCCGCGAAGGAGCCAAGCGAATCCGTGAGCTTGAAAAAGCGCAGCGCATCGAACAGGGCATCGTGGACGGCCGCGAGCAGGCCAACCGCCAGCAGGCCCAGCAGTTGCAACAGGGCAACACCGCCGCCCAGCAGTTTCAGTCGCTCATCACTCGCAATAATGACCTGTTTCTGTCAGGCATCCAAGACGCATACGCCGGGGCCAACGCCGCCTTGGCCCAGAGTGCCCGCGTCGCGGAGGAGCAGGCCCGCCGGATGGAGGCACTGACGCGGCCCACGAACGCTACCGTGAACGTCGCCGACATTCGCACCGCCGAAGGGCAGGCGTTGGTGCAGGACGTGGCGGCTCAAGCCCAAGACCCCGCGCTGATCGAGGCCCGCCAGCAGACGAAGCTGCTGAACGCCATCGCATCGGGCATCACGGGTGCCGCATCAAACTACTTCAACCAGCCGGTGGCGATTGTCGGCGCGGCGAGAATGGGGTGACCTATGCCAATCGTTTCGACAAAAGAACTGCCGCGCACGTTCGAACGAGAGATCACGCGCGCCGCTATCCTGAAGCGCCGCTGGGTGTGCGTGCTGGACGACAACACGACGAGCAACACGCCTGTCGGATTTCAGGACGTGCTGACGGCCACTGGGCTGTCGAACTGGGGCGTGGCTCATCCCGACCTGTCATCGTGGAAGTTCCGCAAGGTTTCCATCAACGAGGGCTACGAAGGCTCGCCGTATCACGTCGAGGTCGTGGCTGAGTACGGCACCGTGCGGGACGAGGAGGTGATAACGCCCACGTCTCGCCCTGCCGCATGGAGTTGCGAAGGCAGCAGCGGCGAGTTTCCGGCGTTGTATTACTTCAGCGGCAGCGGCAACGGCACGACCTACCCGCTGACAAATTCGGCCTACGACTTCTACCCAGGATTGATGACCACCGAGAGCGTGGTGCTGATGAAGGTGGCGAAGAACTTTTCATCGTTTCCGTCGTCGTGGTATGCGGCGAACAACTGCGTGAACGACACCGCCTACTTCGGCTGCGGACAGCACACGATCCGCGTGGCGGGCATCGACACCACATACGAGTACGAGGAGTTCGGCGGCAGTATCGTGAAGTTCTGGAAAGCGACAGCCACGCTGGCATACCGCCAGAGCGGCCACAATATGCTGCTGCCAGATGTGGGTTTCAATTTCATCGACGGCGGGCAGAAACGTCGGGCGATGGTGTTTGACTTCCAAAACTCCGAGTGGGTGCCGTCGCCGAACCCAGTGGGTCTCAACGGCAGCGGTGGCCTGAATATGACGGGTAACGCGACGGTGTTAAATCGTCGCGTGAATCCCGAGGCTAGTTTCGCAACGGTCTTCGGGACGCCACCGTCATGACGCCTTCCGGCCGCGACGCCGTACAGTTTACGCGCGAATCTGCGGAGCGGATCGCTGGCGTGGTGCGAACGCTTGAACTGACGCCAGCGCGAGGGGCGGCGCTGAATTTTGAAGCGGTGCAGGATGTGCGGCGCAAGATATTTCGCGTTGCGACCTATACAGGCACTTGGGATATCAACAGCGCTAAGACCGTCACGTTCAAAAATCAGACGACGACGCCGAACACCGCGTCGGTGGTCAACCTGTTTTTTCCGATCACAAACACAGCAACCGCAAGCCGCGACTGCGGGATCGCGAAAGACGGGACCGCTTGGTATCTGATTGACGTGCCGATAACTACGGCAACGGCGGTTTTCGTGACCAGTACAGAGTCGATGACGTTTGCCTCTGCTACCGCCATGCAGACGGTGATTTCTGGCACGGCAGCAGGCATTCGCGTGATGGGCACGACGACAGGCATTTGCGTGACGGAGACGGCAGCTGGCACTGTTTTGACGGGCACGGCAGCTGGCACTGTTTTGACGGGCACGATGCCCGGAATCTCCGTCGCAGGAATAACGACAGGGATTTGCGCGACTGCGTCTGCAACGGCAATCTGCCTGACGGACATATATTTGTCCGCTTCCCTCAACACATCAGACTGCACAATCACAATTGGCAAGACGCTTAGTACGGCGTCAATGACGTTTGTCACCGGCACAGCCACGGCGACGTTTGTCACCGGCACAGCCACGGCGACGTTTGTAACCGGCACAGCCACGGCGACGTTTGTCAGTGGCACAGCCACGGCGACGTTTGTCACCGGAACGGCCACGGCGACGTTTGTCGCCGGAACGGCCACGGCGACCTTTGTCACCGGCACAGCAACGGCAATGGTTGTTTCGCAAACCGCCACATCAGTTTTCGTCACGGGCACCGTAACGGCAACATACCTAAACTTCGGGTGATTCTATGCCGTGTCCGTGCTGTAATCCGTGCTCCGGCCCGTGCGACGGCGAGAACCCGTGCCCACCCGGCTGCTCCTGCGTGGACGGGCATTGCGTTCCGTCATCGTCGTGCGACCGCGCCTGCTTCACTCCAGACACCGACAATTCAGCGGAGGCTGGCGACTGCGATCTAGGCTGCTACTGCCTATGCAGTTGTAGTCAAACAATTGTAAAGCCCGGCAATGTTGAGCCGCCGAACAACGCCGCAGTATTTCGATCCAATGGTTTTCACGACGGCTACACGGAAGTTGAGTTAAGTACAGCTGGCTACGGCACGGATTGCGATTCTGCGGGGAAGTCTTATCAAGAGCAATTTAATCCATCGTATTGCCCAATTCAGGGCATTTGGGGCGATCAATCAGACGTTGACATCAACCAGCAGTTGATCGGAAACGAAACGGGCGATGGCGTGATTGAGGTTTTTGGCAATGACTTTGCAAACCCGCCGGTTCCGGGGTTTCCTCGCACTGGCTGGAAAATCATCAAAGGGCCGTTTTCCGGTTGGTATTTCATAGATCAGCCTAGTTACGGCGCTTTCGGTGGTCGTTGTCACGGAGGTGTTTTCCCGTGAAACCGATTGCGGGCCATGTCGCAGAGTTAAAGGCCGTGTGCGCGCGTCGAGGCTATACGCTAGCAGAAACCGCGGCCTGCATCATCAGCCGCGACGGCGATACTGTCACTGTTGACGTTGACCATCCGGCGTACCCGCGCGCTCCGAAGCCGCAGTCGGGGCCTGGCACCGAGTTGAAAAAACTGTTAGCCAGCATCGGCATCACTGCCACGCCCAACTGCAAATGCAACGCCCGCGTGAAACACATGGACGCGATGGAGGCGCAGGAACCGGGGTGGTGCGAGAGAAACATCGACACTGTGGTGGGCTATCTCCGCGAATCGGCGGCAGATCGCGGCCTGCCGTTCCTTGACGCCGCCGGTAGGGTGCTGGTTCGCCGTGCGATTTCCAACGCACGGAAGGAGGCGGCCCGTGCCACGCAAGCCACCACAGCCGAAGGCAGCGAAGCCGAAACTCGCTGAGCTTGACTTCGAGGACGACGAGCCGAGCGGCCTCGGCATCCTCGACGATGACGGCAACATGGTGCTGCGGCGATCCGCGAAGCCCAAGCCGAAAGGAAAAGCCCGTGGCAAAGGCAAAGACAAGCCTGCTTGCTGAAATCAAGGCAAACATCCCGAGCAGCAAAGCCCTGCGGTGGTGTGACCGCGTGGCCCCCGAGCACCAGGCCACGCTTGCCGAAATCCGCCGGGCCTACAAGGCGGGTGAACTCGGGCCGGGAAAGAAGCCTGTCTGCAAAGCCATCTCCAAGTATCTATCCGACCACGGGATTGCCACCGTGGGCTACCACGGAGTTCTTCATTGGCTCGAAGACAAATAGCCGACGAGATCGTGGCCGGGATGGAGCAGGCAACGCAGTTGGCCACCGACGCCGAACTGGCCCGGCTGCGAGCAGAGTTGGCCACGCTCAAGGGACGCTACAAGGCGGCCCTCGGGCAGATCGACCGCGAGCGGGAGCGGGCCGATGCGATCGCGGGCCTGGCTGGTATCAAGCCCACGAAGCGGCCTTTGACCAAAAGTGTCAAAGGCAAGAAGCACCCGGCCACGATGGTCGTGCTGCTCTCCGACATTCACTGTGAAGAGCGGGTCGATCCCGAGACCGTCAACGGCCTGAACGCCTATGACCTTGACGTGTGCGAGCAACGCATGGCCGAGCTGCTGGAGCGGTTCGCCGTCCTGCTTGAGCACGAGCGGCAACTGGCCCGCATAGACCGCGTGGTGGTCTGGCTCGGCGGGGATCTGCTCTCCGGCCACATTCATCCCGACACGGCCGAGATGGCCCAACTGGCACCGCTCGCCGCGTGCCGGTTCATCGGCGGCATCCTGCGGAACTTCATTGACGAGGTGGCTGGCAACGCCAGCGAAGTGGTCGTGGCGACGAACAGCGGTAACCACGGCCGCAGCACGGAGAAGCTCCGCATCGGCACCGAAATGGAGCACTCGTTTGAGCAGAACCTGTACCTCACGATGGCGGCTGCCGAGCCGCAGAAGAACGTCCGCTGGCAGGTGGGCACCGGCTACCTGAACTATGTGGACCTCGACGGCTTCCGCATCCGCTTCCACCACGGCCACGCGATCAAGTACGGCGGCGGCGTCGGCGGCATCACGATCCCGACGAACAAGGCGATCAG